CCGGCACTGAGTTCCCACAAGGGCTCAGTACTAGTGTCATCGTTAAAAAACCTCAAAAGCAAATAAAAAATATAAAATTTATAAAATAAAAATCATAAAATTTAAAAACAAACAAACAAACACTTCTCTTTAATCCCAATCGTCGATTTTGTCACGGAGAGTTTCATGGTAGGACCATGCACCTGCGTCAGGTGCCTCGAATGTATACATCATATCTTGTAATACAGCGATGCCTTTACCAGTCACTCTCCCCTTGAAGACTTTCATATATGTTCTTCTTTGTAACAAATTCCAATCGGCCAACTTTGTACATCCCTTTTTTAGATTATTCTGCCACACTTTCCTATTCATACTCACCTTATTATACCACTCATCCGCGTACGCTTGTCCCACAAATTCCTTTATTGTCCTCTTTCTCTTCTTTCCTGTACTCATAGCTGGATCCATCACATCTTGTTTGATGATCCGCTCACCCATCCTATCGTATTTTGTCATAAGATTTTGTTCTATGACAATTCCGTTTTGTGGATTTAGGTTGAGCCCGGTTTCAATATCTCCGGAGATATGCGCGAATAGAGATGAATCTGTCAGATATGCTGCCATCACCGTAAGCCCAAACGTTGTATCGTAAACATTCCCTTCAATGGGTTCTGTTCCGAACGTCAACGTTTCTCGTGGTTTATTTGGTAGCATCGTATTAACTACTGACATCATCTCTAATCCGTCTGGTACTTTCATTGTAGAGAGAGGTTGTGGAGTGTATCCTTGTTTTCCCCAATGACTTAGCATTTCGTAAAGTGCCCCTCTTGACTTTGTGTGTCTATTTGGATCATTTCTTAATTGATCAAACACATCAAACTCAGGGTTGGTATTTAAACCGAACTCGTCATTTTGTCGAACAGGATTCCCGACGAAAAAGTCTGTAGCATTTAGAACCCATCCATTGTCGTGCACATCGCAGATTCCTAGTCCTCCCGACCATTCTGGCATAAACCAGTCTAGTTGAGATTTGTCTAGAAGAACTCTGTGCACTTTAATGAATTCTTGTTGCATTTCTTTCCTAAGATGTATTGGACATCCCATTATAAACCACCTGTTTCTAGCACCAACTGTCTCCATTCCTGAATACATACTGTGTTCCTCTGGTCGACCCGCCCGTGTCATTCTTTCACTCTTCTTTGTCCCTTAAAGGAGACCAAGTGATATGAATGGTATTTCATGGAAAATATTTCCATCTGGTGAAAACATTCTTGAATTCAACGTACAAAAATCGTTGGTCCAAAATACTTTTCCCACTGATGGTTTTAATCCCATGACACGGCCGAGTTCCTCCCAGAGTCTCTTCACCTCAATCTCTGCGGTGAAAAGACAGTCATCTCCATTGATGAGTGCTTTCAATTGATCAATCGTATAGGTTACTCCGTCTACTCCTTCCTTTGCCATTCTAACTAACGTAAAGTTAGCAAGACATAGCCATAGGAACGATAGCACCGAGCCCATTAATTGACCATTAACCTGTGGTTCTTCCTCCAATATCGTCTTTCCGTCCGCGTCTTTCAGTTGTAGTATATGTTGTGTGAGTGCACGATTCACAAGTAGCGCCTCCTTATCGTTTAATCCCAGTACCTCTATTATCTCTTCAGAGATCGCATCTGAAACCCATGACTCAAGCTCGTTTGTTGCATCGGAGTAATCCCCTGACAACATCCGCTCTCCGGTCCGGATTTCTGACATACATTCTGTGATCATATCCGCATTTATTGTTTTTCCGAGTAACTGGAAAACCTTGAATTTGCGCATGTGATTATGCATGAATTTCTGCAATGATTTTAAAATATAGTAGGTAGCTGGTGGCCCTTTTGTGATGACTCTAACTTTGCCCGGCTCAGACAACCCAAATGGAATAGCAATCGGTGGTTCATTAACTGCCTCTTCCATTACGGATTTTCTGAAGTCGTACACTGCTTTTGTCAGTCCTATCACGTTCACATCATACTCATGTTCTGGTTCATCCGTATTTTCTCTTTCTTCATCATTCCCATCCACTCCCGCCCGTCTGTCTATTCTGGTAAAGTTTATTAGCTTTTTTCCAGTTAGTCCCAGTTTGGCCGCGTGTGGTATGAGGTGCCCTAAAGCACCAAACTCCTTTTTAGTTGAGTTGTAATGAGAGTTTGCACTAGGCAAACTGTAAGCGAATTTATGTTTATCGGTGAATCTCATTGGTTTACCGTTACCATGAGTAAAAAATTCTCTCACTGTTCTTTTTAGCCCTGCTATAATGAGTCCTTTCGTCTCCTTGTCCTCCTCCTTCGTTTCTCGTGGTTTAGTAAGTTTTTCAAACATACTTATTTCACCATAACGTTGGTAGTCGAAGTCAGGTTTCGTTAGCCCACCCTTAGCTGCTATAAGAGTCGCAATGATAGATAACTTTTGTGTGCGTGTGTGTTCTCGTGTCTTTTTGTGTGTGTCTGGTCGTAGCACGATCCGTGTCATCCATTGATGAAATCTTCCCCCGATAAGCACATTTGGTGCATCTTCCACGCCCACAAAGGGTGGTGGAGGAAGTTCCGTAAATGTAATCGCAGCTACATATGCTGCAAGCTTATATTTTGTGAGGGTAATAACACGTGATTTTCTGAAGATTTCTTCCGTCGAATCTGTTTTTTGATCGATCGGAATTGCTTCGGCCAGTTTTGTCCATTGTGTGATTGTTGGCGTGATGTTCAGGTCTTTCGTGTCTAGACCGTATTTTTGCATCACGTATAGTAGTGTTTGTATGTTTTTGTTTATGTCTTCCTTTTCATCTCTGGTTAGATGGATACCCGGTTCATACTTGTTTGGACTGGGGAAAAGGGAAGGGATCAATACTCTGATACCAATTGAGGAGTTTAATGTTTCGAAAGATTCG